CCATTCCGGGGCACGACTCCCATAACATCCACGCCAGCAGCCGGCGACACCTATGTAACGATAACGTCCTAAGGTAGGTGTTAGTTGCACCAACTTTGCTTGGCATCGCCAAAATACTCTCTAGCAAAGCCATTGCGAATCAGTTCCTGGCGTAGACTAACTCCATTAAGAATCATGTCGCCTAGTATTCTACCGCCAAACTTATCCCAACCATAAATGATGACCTGATGTCGCTGTGTGCTTGCGACCGCATTTTTGGTAAAGGCTGAGGCTGCTTCTCCCCTCTTTGCTTCTGACGGGCACTGTGCTCTGTGTCCTTTTTCAGGAGTGTCTACACCGAACACACGTACTGCCAATTCTGGTTTAAGTGGAGCAGGAAGAAACGGCGCACTGATTACTACTGTGTCGCCATCATTTACCCTTATAATTTTAGCGTCGTATGTAACACCTTGTGGTGTTTTTTGAGCATGAGCTGGAACAACTATTGCAAGGATCAGTGCTAAAAATAAGTATAATTTCATGATAGATTCCAAATAAAATGTAATGTTATTTATAAAGTTTTTTCAGTGTATTCTGCCTGTTTCCAACCTAGAACATAATTTGCCTTCCAATGATTTTGATCAAAACCTTTGAGATGTTGCCATTGATCTCTGTGGGTCCATATTTTTTTAGCCATATCTATCCAATCGATGTGTCTTATTGTGTATTCAGTAGTGATTAATCGATTACAAAACTCTTCGTAGACACAATGATCATATTCTACATGCAGAACTTCAAATATTTCTTTTGATTCACTGACTGCATCTAAGGCTATATCGAATCCCCATTTAGGTTTTGTCTTAATAAGATAGTCGGCTGTAGGTATCCTGTCCTTTAGAGATATTAACTGTTCCAGAGCATGGCCTACATATCTACATCTATGAAGAATCATACTGTGATCTAAAATCAAATCTTGCGAATCCCCCTTAATTTCAAACCACGGTTCTTGCCAACAAAAATGATTGAGACATCTATGCCATATTGGATGTCCCATTTCTGCGTAGTATCTCTGTTCTGCTAAATTAAGTTCAAATCCGTCTTTGTCATAGTATTGAAATTCCTCTTCTTTTATGTTATCTACTGCTTTGAAACACTGCGGATTCGAAATTAATGCTGTGGTGTTTACTCTAGATAGCATATTAGTTATATTCTAGGCGAATATTTTTATCTTTACAATTAGTACATCGACATTCTGTACAATCACAATCGTCGGTCATGCATTTATAACCACAATGTGCGTAACATCTACATGGGCAATTTGTTTTGAATCTCAGATAGTCATCATTATCGTCTATTAAATTTTTCAAAGTTCGCTCCTAGGATAAATTATATTTCTGGCTGTTGAGGTTGAGGTACCTTTTTGACTGATGAAGTAGAAATCTGACTGATCACTGACGATTGCCCTTTACTCATCCAAGCAGTGACTCCCATATACGCACCAACTACTCCTGCCTGTGCAATATAGAACAGTCCTAATAGATCGGCTAGAGCCTGCACTCTAGAATCGCTAATAATCGGCGAAAACAAAAACATAGTAAACACAATCATAGATATGATCGCTGCCCAGGCCATGCGTCTTTGACTGTCAGCTTTTTCTTCTCTTAATTGTATTTCTAATAGAGCAGAGTTCCCATCAATGTCTTTCTTACCAATCTTACCATCATTATCTATATCTATTATTTGTGCCATAATTATCCAGTTCTATCCTTGTTATCTATACTGCCACCCGTGACCCAAGCCGTACAACTACGTGTGCCAGCACATTTAAAATGTAAAAAATTACAGTAACCTAGATCTGCTTTATGTATTGTGGCCATTGAATCTACTGCCTTGTCATCGCCTTTGATACCATCTTCTATACACTGCCACATCTTGTCCGATACATCAAAGGCCGCACAGTTACCACACTTCATTGTCTTGGCAGTCTTTTCTGTGATGTTCCAACGTTTGGCTGCTGCCTTCCAATAGTCTTCAGGTTCGTCAGGATTGGCTGGACCGTAGTGATATTCGTCTATGGCTTTCTGACGATTCTTTAGATTAACATCTAAATCGTAGGTAGCGATGGGACAACCCTTATTCGCCGCTTCTAGTATTTGTATATATTTTCTCATTCTACGTATCCTCAGTATGATATTTATCGGAGTAAATACTATTATGATAAACAAAGAACCCTTCAAACATTTGATCATAGAGCTGAAAAATTCAGGAAAATACCGAGTTTTCAACGATATTGTCAGAGAACGAGGAGAATTTCCCAAGGCTATATGGTATGGGCCATATAATATTAAAACAATCGTTAACTGGTGCTCTAACGATTATCTAGGCATGGGTCAGCACAAGGTCGTCATAGACGCAATGCACACAGCTCTTGATCAAACGGGTTCAGGATCCGGCGGTACTAGAAACATAGGCGGCACTAGTCATTACCATGTAGCCCTAGAACACGAATTAGCAAAATTACATAATAAATCTGCTGCTTTATTGTTCAGCAGTGCTTATATTGCTAATGAGTGGACTTTGATTGCTCTAAGTAAAATCATTAAAGATATTCAATTTATTTCGGATTCAAACAATCACAACAGTCTTATTGTCGGAATACAACATTCTAAAGCTTCTAAACAAATATTTGAACATAATAACATGCAAGATTTAGAGGACAAACTAGCAGCATCGAGACTAGCAGGATTTACACCTTGTGTTGTTTTCGAATCTGTTTATAGTATGGACGGAGATGTCAGTCCTATTAGACAAATCTGTGATCTAGCAGACAAATACCAAGCTATAACGTATATTGACGAAGTACATGCGGTAGGAATGTACGGAACTCATGGAGGAGGAAAAGTTGAAGAACTTGGTTTGGAAAGTCGTATAGATATAATTAATGGAACTCTTGGTAAAGCCTTTGGAGTTCAAGGTGGTTATATTGCTGCCGATGCGGATGTAGTCGATGGCATTCGTTCTATAGCGGCCGGATTTATTTTTACTACGTCCATGAGTCCTGTAACCTGTGCAGGAGCATTGGCGGCTGTGAAATATCTTAAAGACAATAATCAGGTTCGTGAACAACACCAAGCTCGAGCTAAAAAACTTAAGATGTTATTGCAAGAAAATGATTTACCTTTAATGGACTGTTCTACAACACATATAGTTCCCATACTAGTAGGAGAGGCTAAAAAATGTAAAACGATGAGTGACAAACTTCTAGAGGATCACAATATCTATGTACAGCCGATTAATTATCCTACTGTTGCTACCGGTACTGAACGGTTGCGCTTTAGTCCTACTCCATTCCATGATGACGCAATGATGAGCGATTTAATTGTAGCTCTCAAAAAGATTTTTAATAGCGCGAATTAATCTTTAGATATTCTAGATATTCTGGAATACCTTCTTCTATAGTAAGGAATCCAGTTGTATCTATACCTGCTTCTTTGAGATTGTCTGTGTTAGCTCTAGTATATTTTTGATATTGCTCCTGTAGATCTTTCGGCATTTCAATGAAATTCTTACTGCCCTTATGCAATCTAGCACAAAGTATATCCGAAACTGTTTCAAAGTCTCTGCTGATTCCTGTTCCTAAATCGTAGACACCGGGTTGATAATTTGAAACAAAATGTAAGATAGTTTTACACACATCCTCAACCCAAATAAAATCTCTTCTATAAAATTTACTGTCATTAAAAATGTTACATTGACCAGTGTCTGAGATTTGATTATACCAATGAAACACTGTGGAAGCCATTCTACCTTTGTGATATTCGTTTGGACCATAGACATTGAATAATCTTAAGATGACTCCATCTACTTCTTGTTCGCTGGCTAATTTACTGAAAGCATATAGATTGAGGGGTACTCCATTATTACCATATACCGCAGCACTGCTGGCAAAAATAAATGGTATTTTATTTTCACTGCAAAATTGATTCCAACTTCTGGTGCTGTATACGTTGGTTTTATAAAGAGATTCCCAATTCTTTTCTGTGGTATTAGAGTTCGCTCCTAGATGTATTACACATTCAATGTTTGAAGACTCGGTTATAATTTCTTGTGCAGAATGGAAGCTGATATACCTTTTATTTCCTATGTTTTGATACTGCTCATATTGAGGCATGTCGTCAAATATAACCACATCCGTTCTTCCTAATTTATTGAGATAGCCTAACATCACACTACCTATAAAGCCGCCGGCTCCTGTTAAAACAATCATTGTATTTCCTCTAAAGTTGGAGCATAACATCCCATATGTTGAACGGTGATTGCTGCTGCTTTATTTGCAAAGTCTATAGCAAGTTTTATATCTTTGGTATTTAAGTACTCCACAGTTAGAGCAGATAAAAATGTATCTCCTGCACCAGTTACATCAACAACTTCTACATCAACAGCAGAAGAAACGTATTCAAACGATTTTATTTCTGCACCTTTGCTACCTCGGGTAACGATAATACCCGTGCATTCGGATTTAATTTTACTATATTCTAATTCATTGATCTTTACCCAGGCACCTTGCATTCTTTCTAAATCAACTTTCTTGGTGTCAACAAACACAGGAATTTTTGTAGAAATTAATTCTTCAATGAGTTCATAAGTTACAGTGCCTTTTGCATAATCACTGATCACTATGGCATCATAATTTGTAGGAATACTTGTTTTAAAAGATATTGGGGTAGATACGATATCGTTGTCAATTCTCACTATCTGTTGTTTACTGCGTATATCTACTAATCTAGTTTTAATTGAAGTTTCGCTATGAAGATAGTTGACTTCACAACCTAGGGCTTTGAGATTGCAAGAAACATTACCGGCCATGCCGGGTTTACGAATGGCATGGCTAAATTTGAATACTGGCACAGGAGCCTCGGGGGAGAGTCGATCAACAGTACCGTATTGATAGACATCCTCACAATCATCTCCGATTAATAATATCTTGTATTTTGTTTGTGGTTGAGTATCGTTCAAGTCTGTCATAAAATTTAATCTCTTTACAGAACTCTGCACCTATGATCGGTTTGTTCCTGTAATCACTGCCTTTGACCATGACATCTGGTGCATAATTCTTGATATAATCTACGAGTTCTTGATCTGTGTCAAAAACATCTACCCTATCAACAGCTTTTAAAGCAAACAAAAAACTTGAACGCTCATATTCATTGTGTACAGGCCTGTCTGGTCCTTTGATCTCTTTGACACGCCTGTCGCTGTCTATAAGAACATAAACGTAAGAGTCAGGAAACGATCTAGCATACTGAAGCAGTCTAAGGTGTCCGAGGTGTAAGATATCGAATGTTCCATTTACTATTACTTTTCTCACGCAAGGCTCTCCACAAATTTTTCTAGATTGTCAAATACCAACGTCTTGGCTTTGATTTTTCTATATGTAAATTTGTTTAATTCTTTTTCGGTTTCCGTACCATAGCCTGTCCTAACTAATATAGGCCTAGCACCTATGTTTATTGCTGCTTTTAAATCTTTCATTTTATCGCCCACATAATATCCTTCCTTGAATTTTATATCTTTGTTTTCATTCTCGCATCTTTTGAACATTCCTGTATTAGGTTTAGCGAAAGGGTCATCTTTTCTAGAGCTAGCAGAATAATATAGTGCATCAATACTAAAACAGCCTGCTTCTCCTAGTAATTGAAACATATGCTCATGAACCTTTTCTACATCTTCCATGGTATAGATACCTTTTTCTATTCCGCCTTGATCTGTGATTATTACTATTTTATAACCCTTACGTCTAAGTGTTGCGATAGCCTCGATACTTCCTGGTATAGGATCAAAATCTTCTATTTTGAAACAATAGGTTCCTAAATCTCTATTGATTACTCCATCTCGATCTAGACCGATAACACACTTAGTTCTAAATTCTCCTCCGGCCCAAGATATCTTAGGCTGATTGTTCTGCGGTACTGGTTGCACTTTGACTATCTCCGGGTATTATTCTATAATTGTCTTCGACTGAATCGGCCGTACTTACTTCAAACAACATAGAGTTAGGCTGTAATGCAATCAATTGATGAGGCATCATAGGAGGATTCCTCCATGTGTCACCTTCATTTAAAATCTTTTCATGATATGTGGCATTATTAGTATCGCACCATATTAATTTGAAACTTCCTGCATTTACAAACCAAGTTTCATCTTTTTCTTTATGAAAATGCATACTAAACTTTGCACCTACTTTTTCAAATACTAGAATCTTTCCTGCATACTTGTCGTTGGTGGCCCAGATTATTTCGTAGCCCCAACCTTTGTCTATTTTGCCTTCTAATCTTTGTGTCATAATCTTTTCTCAATAATTTTATCGATAAGTCCATATTCTAATGCTTCCTGTGCGCTCATAAACTTATCGCGTTCCATGTCTTTGGCAAATTCATCATAGGTTTTACCTTTTGAATTGTGTTTAACATAGATTTCTGTAAGAAATTTTTTCATTTTTAAAATCTCTTCAACTTGTATCTGCATGTCTGTGGCTTGTCCTCGAGCACCACCACTGGGTTGATGAATCATATGTCTAGCATTTGGCAGCATGAATCGTTTGCCTGGTGCCCCGGCTGTTGCCAATAGACTGCCCATGCTACATGCCTGACCCATGACATATGTGGCTACGTTGCATTTGATAAACTGCATTGTATCGTAGATACTCATACCTGCTGTGACCACTCCGCCGGGGCTGTTAATGAATAAGTTGATATCTTTATCTGGATTCTCACTTTCTAAAAATAATAATTGAGCCACTACTAAATTGGCCGTATGGTCCTCTACTGGACCGTTTAACATAATGATGCGCTCTTTCAGCAATCTACTATAGATATCGTAGGCTCTTTCACCTTTGCTGGTAGACTCAACTACCATTGGTACCAAATTCATAATGTTCCTTTGTGTTTGAAAAATGTTTGTGTGTTAAGTATTTTATATGAAATCTGGTTGATTCGCAAGGAATCTGAGTATATAATATCATAACTGTTAAATATTGTTTTGTAAGGATTTATCTGTAAAATGAGCACCCTTTTGTTGAACGCAGACATGCAACCTGTCAGCCTGCTACCTCTATCCACAGTAGGTTGGCAGGAGGCCATACGGTACATGGTTCTAGACAAAGTTGAAGTACTAGAGTGGCACGATGATTGGATTGTGAGATCTGCACGTTGGGAAACTCGTGTGCCTGCTGTTCTGCTGCTCAAAGAATACCAAAAACCGAAAAGCACAATGCGATTGAGCAAACGCAACATATTCTTGCGTGACGAGTATCACTGCCAATACTGCGGCATAGAGGTTAACGATCAATCCGCTACATTGGATCATGTGCATCCTGTAAGCCAAGGCGGTAAGACCACTTGGGAAAACAGTACCACAGCCTGCAAACCTTGTAACTATCGCAAAGCAGCTCATATTGGTAAGATGAAGCCAAAACGGACTCCCTACAAACCTCATTTTTGGGATTTGGTAGAGAAGCGCAAACGCAGAGGTTTTCATTTGCAACACGCAAGTTGGGAAAACTACCTACTGTGACCTGTTGACAGATAATCGGATTGGGTTTACAATATTTACATTATAGGCTCAATCCTTTTATCATGATCAAACGTTCAAATATCAAAGATGCATTTGGAGGCGAAGTTCCCTTCACCAAATTCATCGCTTCGGATCTAGAAACATCTAAGAGACTGCTTAATGCTCTAGACTTAGATGAAGAAGATTACAGCGTCACTCCAGAAGAACACACCACTCACTCTAAACGGGTAGATCTAATCATCCGAGACAGAGAAGGAGATACCTTCCTTGTGATTGAAAGCCAAGATGCATCTGGTTGGTTAGATTCTGTACATGCCAGCAAGATTACCTATTACATGTATGATAAAAAATGTGATGACGGAGTTCTTATCTGCGAAGATGCCGACGAGCATATTAAAGGGTTTGTCCGTTGGCTAAATGAAAATACGCCATTGCGTATCACCTTGGTAGGGGTAGTGATCTACGAAAGTTCTAAGAATCCCTACTGCGAATTTATTCCGTTGATACGCCCTACACAGACACAGGACAAGAAAGTTATCCGTAGATCTAATCTTAGCACAGACGCAGATAACAACGTGTCTGAGCAATGTCAAATCATCTATGATAGTAGTCCTGGAACATTTACCAATGTGGCCAAATACTATGTCAGCAAAACTAACGTAGGTAATACAGGATTGACTGTTGCTATCAATCCTTACAAGACCGGTGGAGCCAACAGTAACGGTTGGGCCTTTGTAGAGGTATGGCATGCCGGTAAAGCCAACACAGATGATTTTCGAAAGACCTTTAAACAGGTTTGTGATCAAAATAATCTAGAGGCTAAATTTCAAAATCGTAGAGGATATGTAAATGGCATGCCGGATATGGACAGTGCGGTTAGGATAGCTAAGATTTTAATAGCAGCTTTGGAATCTGGGGAAATTAAGATCTAACAAAAAAGCCCTTTCGGGCTTTTTTATTTTCTTCTTTTTAGAGTTCTTCGTGCCGTGGCTGCAATAGCCCGTTTACTATGACAACGAAGGCTCTTTCGTCTGCGGGTAGCCATTAGGTCAGTTTCCTTCTTCTTAAAACTCGACGTACTGCTGCTTTGATTTTGGTTTTTGCTCTGTATGCCATTTTGAATCCTTTGTAAAATGTCAGTATATTATTTATAAATTAGCATGTCAAGGTTGACACTATCCATTTTTGATGCTATACTATTAGCATAGTAAACACTCAGGAGTTCAAATTGCGTACTCAACCCGAAGTTATCATACAGCGTCTAGAAGCAGATAATTCACGACTTGCCAAAGAGCAGATTCTAGCAGATGCTATGGAAGAAGGTCTAGATGAATTCTTTTTGGGCGTTCGTTGGTGTTTGGACAAACTGCATACTTTTGGTGTCAAGCAGGTACCCATCAGCGAACAAGATGGACAGGGGTTGAGTTGGACCAACTTCGCCGAACTAGCAGACGCTCTATATCGCAGAACGCTCACAGGTCATGCAGCTCGCGATGCTATCAAGTTGGCCATGGACGTGGCTACGCAGGCACAATGGAATGAATTCTATCGTAGAATCTTGATCAAAGACCTACGCTGTGGTGTTTCAGAAAAGACTGTGAACACTGTGGCTAAAAAACTAAAGAAATCCAATTATGCTGTGCCTGTGTTTGAATGTATGTTAGCCCATGATGGAGCCAATCACGAATCAAAGATCACAGGCAAGAAAATATTGCAGCCCAAATTGGACGGAGTTCGAGCAGTCACAGTTATCGATTATGAATCCAAGACTGTGACCATGTACACTCGCAACGGCAAAGTGTTAGGAAACTTTGGCCATATCACAGATAAACTTACAGAACAGATTGATAACTTCGGCAGATCTTATGTGTTGGATGGTGAAGTTATTTCACATTCATTTCAGGATCTAATGAAACAGGTGCATCGTAAATCAGATGTGCAGGCTCAGGATGCCAAATTGTGCTTGTTTGATATCATACCTTTGGTAGAGTTCAAACAGGGTAAGAGCGTGATGGCGCAGAAGCGCCGTGTAGAGTTTTTGAACAATTTCGCCAACATATTCTCAGACACGGGCTGTATCGAACTGATCCCACAGGTAGAAGTGAACCTAGATGAATTCCTAGGAGAAATTGAATACAGAGACTACAACAAAAGCATGGTGGCCGCTGGCTATGAGGGCATCATGATCAAGGACCCGGAGGCAAAATATGAATGTAAGAGATCTACTGCGTGGCTCAAGCAAAAACCCTTTATTGAAGTTACCCTTGGTATATTGGATGTGGAGGAGGGCACCGGACGCAATGAGGGCCGTCTGGGAGCCGTTGTGTGTAGCGGCACAGACGATGGAAAGAATATTGTCGTCAATGTCGGAAGTGGTTTTACTGACAGCGACCGTACTTCTTATTGGCTTTCACGTGATGCGCTATTGGGTCAATTTGTAGAAATTCGAGCGGATGCCATTACGCAAAATCAAGATGGTACTTATTCTCTTCGCTTCCCAAGGTTCTTACGTTTCCGTGGGTTTAAAGCTGGCGAAAAAATTTAGAATATTGAAATGGAAAAATCAGCGATAAAAGATCTTCTTTATGGCGGCATCAGTGAAT